ACTACAAAGGTTTTTTGATTACAAAAAAACTACTTACTAGAGAAAACGAAAGGGGATGTCCAGTCTGTCAGTCTTATTCCTTTTCTGCACAAGATGATTTGTATATGGCAAAGTTCGAATGTTGTTTTGGATGTTATGTGCATTGGGTCGAAGGTAGGGAAGAAAGATGGAAGTCGGGATGGAGACCCACAAAGGAGCAAACTAATGGCAACAACACTTGAAATTATTAATGGCATCTCACAGGTTCTATCAAAGAAGTATGATGGAGCACTGGATGAGAACGACGAACCTTTAAAGATTGGTTTAAAGAGGGAGGGTGACGAAGACACTAATCCTTTGATTGACTCGCGAGTCATGGACGGTTTCGGCGTAAAGTTTGAGGGAAACAAATTATGTGTAACTTATTCTAGCGAGATTAAACTCAAGGAAGTATATGGCGGAACTCTGGAAAATGATGTGTCTAGTATGATCTCAGACGTCGCTGCATTCTTGAAAAAGGAATACCGAGCGCTAACAAAGTCAAGTCTTTCGCTAACCTCGGAAGGCGAGGTTCAGGTCTTAGTGCAACCGGTATCTAGAGTTAGAACTCTCGTAACCGCAGTACAGAAGTTTAAGATCGGTGGCATCGATGAGCAATCAAGTGAGCGAGAGGAGATGAAAATCCCATCAACACCAGAAGCGAAGAAGACCCCCAACGATAAACGAAAGTCCGACCCATTTGAATCTTTCAAGGCATATGATTTCGCAAACAGGAAGAGATGAGTTCAGTCCTAACCAAGAAAGAAATAATGAGAGAGATAGTAAAGTCAGGTAGAGATCCGGACTACTTCATCTCAAACTATGCAAAGATAACTCACCCGCTCAAGGGATTGATACCGTTCAAGACTTACCCATTCCAGAAAGACGCTTTAAAAAACTTTGAAGATCATAGATTTAATATTGTCCTCAAGGCACGACAGTTGGGTTTGTCTACAGTCACCGCAGCATATGTTGTTTGGTTGATGATGTTTCACAAGGAGAAGAACGTTCTAGTCCTTGCTACTAAGTTTGGGACTGCTGCAAACCTTGTAAAGAAAGTGAAGACAATCTTAAGAAACTGTCCTGATTGGATAAGGATTGCACAAGTGTCGGTTGACAACAGAACATCGTTCGAATTAACAAACGGGTCTCAAATTAAGGCATCTTCTACTTCTGGAGATGCTGGTCGTTCAGAAGCGTTGTCCTTGCTAGTTATAGACGAAGCAGCGCACGTAGAGGGACTTGATGAGTTGTGGACAGGTCTATACCCTACTCTATCAACTGGTGGGCGCTGCATCGCACTCTCGACGCCTAATGGGGTCGGTAACTGGTTTCATAAAACTTACACTGACGCTGAAAGCGAGGCAAACGATTTCTTTTCTATGAATCTTCCCTGGGATGTTCATCCAGACAGAGACCAGGACTGGTTTGCAAAAGAAACAAAAAACATGTCGAGAAGACAGATCGCACAGGAGTTGGAGTGCAACTTCAACATGTCAGGTGAAACAGTGTTTCATCCAGACAAGATGGCATCCATAAGAGAATTCATGACTGAACCAAAATACAAGTCAGGTTTTGATAGAAATTATTGGATATGGAAAGAAGCGGAGTCAGGAGTGCCTTATCTGTTAAGTGCGGACGTTGCTCGCGGCGATGGTAAAGACTATTCTGTTTTTCACATATTCAATACTCTTACAATGGAAATAGTCGCAGAGTATCAAGGAAGACTTACACCAGATTTGTTTTCACAAGTGCTTTGCGATGCGGGACGAGAGTATGGAGACTGTATGATAGTAGTAGAAAACAACACAGTTGGTTTCGCAGTCCTTGACAAACTTATAGAAATGCAGTATCCTAATGTATATCATTCAATCAAGTCATCTCACGAGTATGTAGACCAAGTTACCGCAGAGGCAGCGTCTAATGCCGTCGCTGGATTTACTACCAGTCAGAAAACAAGACCTTTGATTGTAGCAAAGTTGGAAGAATTTGTGAGAAATGACCTAATTACGATAAATTCGCCTCGTCTCTATAACGAGATGAAGACATTTGTTTGGAACAATGGGCGACCAGAAGCGATGCGATCTTACAATGATGATTTGATTATGGCATGTGCAATAGGTTGCTGGGTGAGGGACACGGCATTGATAGAAAACAAGAGAAGCATAGAATATAGTAAAGCATTTCTTGCTACAATGGTTGCAGCGAAAACTAAAATGAACACAACAATTAAAGGTATGCATGGTTATGAAGGCGACAGCGTCTTTGAGAAAAAGAAAAAGCATTCACAGACTTACGACCAATTTCCTTGGTTGTTTAAAGGGTAAATAATATGGCAGGCGGCAGAAAAGTAAATCCAAAAAACGCACAGAGTAATCTGTTCAAGAAGTTAACAAGACTATTGTCGGGACCTATTGTTAACTATAGGACTCAAACAGCGAGGCGTCTTAGAAGAAGACAGTTAGATAAGTACGCTAGTAAGTTTACATCCGCTAGTGGACAACAGTTCAAGCGAATGGATTACAATCCATTTGCCGGTCTTTATGGTGGCGCACAGAGCAGTCAAAACAGATTAGAGAGATACGTCGATTTCGACCAGATGGAATACACCCCAGAGATCGCCTCGGCAATAGACATATATGCTGATGAAATGACAAACCACAGTTCAATGTCTCCTCTGATGACAATCGATTGCAACAACGAAGAGATCAAGGGTATCTTGTCTGCGCTCTATTTTGATGTAATGAACATCGAATATAATATCTTCGGATGGTGCAGGACTATGGTCAAGTATGGTGACTTCTTTTTGTATCTAGACATCGATGATGTCATGGGGATTAAAAGCGTCATTGGACTTCCGGGGCAAGAGTTAGAGAGACTTGAAGGTGAAGACAAGACTAACCCGAACTACTGTCAGTTCCAATGGAACTCAGCGGGTTTAACTTTTGAAAATTGGCAAATCGGTCACTTTAGAATTCTTGGAAATGACAAATACACTCCCTACGGTACTTCTGTTTTAGAACCTGCCCGACGCATATGGAGGCAATTAACTTTATTAGAAGACGCTATGATGGCGTATCGTATTGTGAGGTCACCTGAGCGAAGAGTGTTCTATATTGACGTAGGTAATATACCTCCCACAGACATAGAACAGTATATGCAGAAGGTTATGACGTCGATGAAAAGAAATCAGGTTGTAGATCCGAACTCTGGACGAGTAGATCTTAGATACAATCCGATGTCTGTAGATGAAGATTATTTTATTCCTACACGTGCAGGATCGTCTTCCAAGGTAGAGAGTCTTCCAGGAGGCACATACACAGGAGATATTGACGACGTTAAGTATTTGAGAGACAAGCTATTTTCAGCACTAAAGATTCCAGGATCTTACCTGACCAGCACAAATGCTGAAGCAGGTGGTGGAGAAGATGCAACTACTCTTGCGCAAAAGGACATTCGTTTTGCTAGAACAGTTCAAAGACTGCAGCGATCCGTTGTAACTGAAATGCACAAGATTGGAGTCATTCATCTTTACACGCTTGGTTATCGCGGAGAGGACTTAATCAATTTTAAACTTAAACTAAACAGTCCTTCGAAGATTGCTGAACTTCAAGAGTTGGAGCACTGGAAGACTAAGTTTGATGTGGCAAGTGCTGCGACAGAGGGATACTTCAGTAGACAGTGGATTGCTTCTCACTTGTTTAATATGACTGAGGAAGAGTTCGTTAAAAATCAGCGACAGATGTATTATGACCGACAGTTTGACGCCAGACTGGAAGCAGCATCAGAACAAGCACAAGCAGAAGCAACTCCTGGTGGGTCGGGTGAAGAAGAGGATCTTCTTGGCAGTGATCTTGCTGGCGGCGAAGGCGGAGAAGGAGTGGATCTTTCAGGACTTGAAGGAATGGGCGATGCAACAGACGCAGCAGAAGAACCAGCAGCAGATGATAGTCCGTTACTAGCAGCGCCAGGGTCGAGAGAAGATACTTATGATGCACAACATAAGAGGTCTAAGGGCAAGGTCCACATAACAAAACAGATGACCGGAGAAAGAGATAAGAGGGATCATGGCGGTCGAACTCAATCATACAGGACTGTACCAGGGTATAAAAAGTTAAAATCTTTGTCCAGAGGGGTTGTAGAAGAAGATAAGCAAAGACTTTCGGAGTCTAACGACACTACTTATATTAATGAAGAGGAGAACATATTTTCTTTAAACAGGGAAGTAGCAAACCTCATCAACGAACTAAACAACAGGAAACCTAAAAATGAGACTGAAGCATAATAAGAAAAGAAATACAGCATTTTTGTTCGAGACTCTCACCAGAGAATATATCAAGGCGGTGGTAAAGAAAAACACTGCAAGGCAGACTCTTGTAAAGAGGATCATTAAGGACAACTTTGCAAAGGGGTCGACACTCAATGAGGAGTTGAAGATCTATCGTGAAGTGCTTGAGACAGACGAGTTATCAAAACAAGAAGCAGAGAGTATGCTTCAAGAAGCAAATCAAAGGTATCAAAAGTTGAATGGTCACGAGATATTTAAATCTCAGAACAAGTTGATCAAAGAGATGAATTATCAACTTTCTTCAGACGTGTTTGGAAACTTTGTGCCGAATTACAAAAGTCTCGCAACTGTGTATGGAATATTTAACAACAAGACATCCATAAAAGAGAAGATGATTTTGGAAAGAAAGATGGTGGAGTCCCTGACTTCAGAACAAACAGAAGAGCAACAGCATGTCGACAACCTTACCTACAAGACTTTTGTAGAAGGTTTTAACAAGAAGTATGCTGACCTTCCAGAAAATCAGAAAGACCTTTTGACAAACTACATCGCATCTTTCTCGGACAACTCTATTGGGTTGAAAGTTTTTATGAACGAGCAAGTTTCTGACCTAAAGGAGAGATTGATCTCTCACAGCGAAGATGACTCGCTGCAAAACGAACAACTCAAGGAAAAGTTTGATCGGGTGTTGCAAAAACTCGAAACATACAAAAACAAAGAAATTGATGATATAATGGTTGAAGAAGTACTTAAGATACAAGACTTGGTTAGGGAGTTGGAAGAAGATGCTTAAAATCAATATTGTTCGTGGCGAAAAAGACGCAGAACCAGTAACAAAGCAAATATCTTTTCGTGAAGCACGAAAAGCAATAAATGGTGATCTGTTGATATTTGACCATGATCTTATTGATATAGTTGTATCTCGCGAGAAGTCTAGACTTTCCACCTTTCCAAAGAAGACCATAACAGAAGAGTGTTACTTCGCGCAGAAGAACCTTTTAGAAACGCTTGCCTCTCTTGGTGTGTTAGACCGGGGTTCAATTAAGTCTGGATCTGTGCACGCTTCTCTGGAGGCAGACATATTAAAGTCAGCAGAAGAGACAGTGTCAAGTTTCCAGATTACGTTGTTAGAGGTTTTTAACTTCCTTCAGGAAGAAATGCCTAATATGAAATCTAGAGAGATGTATAAGGACAACTTGCAAGATTTCTTTCTTGAACCTGATGACATTGACAGTACAGAACTTGGCGAGGTGCCTCACGATCAGAAGAAGGGAAGTATGGATCATCAGGTTCGACCTTACGGATACCAATACATGTATTCTATCTTGAGAGAAATGACGGAGAAGTAATGCTTACCTTTACGATTGCCTGCATTGGCATGACTCAAATAATCATTTACGGAAGTATATTGGATAGAATTCGACCCACTCAGGGTTGGATGGGGAAACTTGTATCCTGCCCGATGTGCACAGGGTTTTGGACCGGGATTATTTTGTGGGCGATAAGTCCTTACACGGGACTATTTACGTTTGATAGGACGCCGGTAACGGCATTTGTCTTGGGTTGCTACTCTTCGATGGTTTGCTACTTTGCTAGTATGCTTGTCACAGATTGGGGACTTCAGATAAAAATAGAAAAGGAGTAGAGTTATGAAACGTTGGATGTTACAAAAAGTCAGACGTTGCTGTAGTGGCAAGTAACTGATGCGGGTGACCCCCGCTTGAGGATATAAAATGAAATTAATAAGAGAGTATTTTGAATTGTGCGAGGGCGGCGTATGCCAAGACCTCCTGACAGAAGACGAGAAGCGAAGAGTTGCGCAGGGCGCTACGATTCTAACAGGCGTCATGCAAATGTCAGAAACAAAGAACCACAACGGTAGAGTTTATCCGCACGCCTTACTTGAGCGCGAGGTTAAGAGGTATGGCGAACTAGTAAGTCAAAGAAGGGCACTAGGTGAATTAGATCACCCAGAGTCTTCTGTTATAAATCTTCAGAATGCTTCACACATTGTAACTGAAATATGGATGGACGAAAATAAAGTAATGGGTAAGATTGAAGTTTTACCCACACCATCAGGAATGATCTTAAAGAGTTTGGTCGAGGCAGGTATACCTTGTGGTATTTCTTCCAGAGGCATGGGTTCTGTTAGAGAATCAAACGGTGTCACTTTAGTAGAAGATGATTTTCAACTTATTTGTTTCGACATGGTCTCTGACCCATCGACACCGGGTGCCATCATGTCTCAGGTGAATGAGTCTAAGGATATGACAAGAGAATTAACTAAGGTTGACAAGATCAACATTTTAATGGGAAGTATTTTAAAAGAAAAATGAAAGCACAAGAAGTAGATAAATTAAAGAAAGTTCTGAAACCACTCGTCATGGAGTGTATCAAAGAAGCGATATTTGAAGAGGGTGTCTTGTCGACATTGGTAGCAGAGATCGTGTCCGGTATGGGACAACCCATAGTAGAACAGAAGACACAACAAGTTGCTACACTAAAAAGAGATACTACAGCAGTTTCTAAGAGGTTGCAGGAATCAAAAAATAAACTTGCAGACGCTATTGGCAAAGAAGCATATGGAGGCGTTAATGTGTTTGAGGGTACTGAACCACTTTCAAGTGCCGGTAATTCATCTCCTTCTCATTCTCCGCTAAGTGGTGTCGACCCGAACGACTCGGGAGTTAGTATAGACGGATTAATCGGAGCGTTCGGCAATAAGTGGAATGCTCTAAAGTAAAGGAAAAAACAAGATGAGTAAACCAGTAAATTTTGAAGTAAAACCAAAAAACAACGAAGATCAGATGAAGATGATTCGTCGATTTATCAAGAAGACTAAGAAAGAAGGTTTGATCGACGCAGTGCGCAACCGTAGTCAATTCACTCCGAAGTCTGAGATCAGAAAGTTGAAGAAGGAAAGAAAGAAAAGACTTTCTCAAGAATCAACAAGAAAATTTAACGAAAAGTTTAAAGACTAAATAACTTAGGAGATTTAAGATGGCACAAAGCACAAGTTCAGGATTTCACACATACAGCAGTTGGGGCAGGACCCGCAGACCAAAGTGCATTACAGGTGCTGATGGTACTGCAGTTGTAGATGTTGCCGATGTTGCCGCAGCAAAATTTATAACTGATGCCATTACCGGCGTCAACAAATCGAACCCAGCATCTGGAGTATACTCTACAGAAAACCAAAGGTATCTACATGTTACAGCAACTACTGGTGGTTCTGTCGCCAACATTTTTGTTTATTCATATGCTTTTGGAGTATGGGCCGAACTTATTATTGGTGGTAGTTCTTGTACGGTAGCAGATGGCGAGCACAAGATTTTTGAAATTGATGGAGTTGACCTCGTAGCATTTAACCTTGGTGCAGATACAACAAGTGTTTATGCTGCTTGTTCAACATTCTAGGAGATAAGTAATGGCAGCAAGTACAAGTTCAGGTTTTCACAGATATTCAAGTTTTGGAAGACATAGAGGTATCAGAAATATTGCAGGTGCTTTTGGGACAATGCTTCACGATGCTTCCACCACTCTTCCGACCGCAGCACCATCAGCAGCAACAGATGGATATAGAACAGAGAATGAAAGATTTCTTCATATCTATGTAAAGAACAGTGAGAACGACGAGAATCACACCTTAACAGTTTGGGGATTCAACTATGCTTCAGGAGTCTGGGCAGAACTTTATGATGTTTCCGGCAATCAAGTTGAACTAACCTTTAATCAAGCAATATACCATCACAGAATTTTTGAAATTGCGGGTGTTGATAGGTTGTACTTTCAGGGGTCTGCACATAACTTTCATGCTGACGACAGGGTTGCAGCAGGACTTTCGAATTTTTAGGAGTATCGCTATGAAAAGACAGCATAAAATAAAACCTGACTTCACTATTGATAATATCAATGACTTAAATAACGATACTCAAATCACGACAAAACAAGAAGATGGAACCCTAGCATCGGCACCTTTACGAATGGTTATTCCTGGTCTTTCATCTTTAAGAACAAATCCTCAAAAATAAACAAAAGTTGCCCTACATTGTAGTATAATAAAATTCAGGTGTTTAGAAAACACTCCAACTATTTATTACTGAACATATTTTTAATACAAGGGGAAAATTATGTCTTCATTACTAGAACAAGCAATCATCGACGCAAAAGCACTTAAAGATGCTGCACTTAAAAATGCAGAGCAACTGGTCATCGAGAAGTACTCTGACCAAATCAAGGAAGCGGTTACTTCTTTCTTAGAAGAAGAAGAGGAGGATGAGATGGACATGGAGATGGATCCAATGGCAGATCTTGCTTCTGAAGAACCTACCGGTGACGAAGAGAGTGTTTCCGACGCTTCTGATGAAGAAGCAATGGATGCAGTTTCTACTTCTGACTCTGCAGAGGTTGAGTTAGACCTTGACGCTATTGAAAAGCGAATTAAAGAGATCGAAGCAGAAGAGGGTATTGCTGCCAGCGATGCCTTAGAGTTCGATAAAGTAGATCATGAAGAACTTGCTTCCTCTATGGAAGATGAGATTCAGTCATCCCCTGACGCAGAATCTTTGGCAACCGAAACCCTTGCTCAATTAGAGGAAGAGTTAGAGGATGTGTTCGTAGACGACATTATGGAAGCGCTTAAGGTAGATATGAAACCACAAAAAAGAGGTTTTATGGGTGTCTCTAATGAAGAGATCGACCATGCAGTGGAAATGGAACTCGCTAGAGCACAAGATGATGAGGTCAAAGAGCAACTTGAAGCACTCAAGTCAGCACTTGATAAGTTAGAAGAATCAAATATTTCCCTTAAGAAGAACAACAAACAATTATTAAATGAGAATAAAGATCTAACAGCGGAGGTTGAAACCTACCAGAATGCTGTTGGACAACTAAAAGAAAAGTTTGATGCTGTTAATACATCAAACGCTAAACTATTGTACATCAATCGTACTTTGGATTGTAACTCCCTGAATGAGCGACAGAAAAAGAATATTGTCGAATCAATTGCAAAGGCAGAAGATGCAAAAGAAGCGAAGGTCATTTATGAGACCCTTCAAAATTCAATGGAGACTACCAAAATTGAAAGTAGTCCTGAATCGTTGAATGAAGCGGCAAGCAGAAGATCATCTTTGCTAGTTCGAACTCGTGAAGAGAAGAGAACAACAACATCAGCAAATATATTTGCTGATAGAATGCAGCGATTAGCTGGTATAAAAAACAGAAATTAATTATTTAGGAGGTTACAAACAATGTCTGTATTAGAAAAATTAACCGAAGGTATTGTTCGACGTGACGTCTCTAAGGAAGGTCAAGCACTTCTCGAAAAGTGGGAAAAGACTGGTCTTTTAGAGGGCATCAGCAACGAGCAAAACCGAAACGGTATGGCGGTTCTCCTTGAGAACCAAGCAAAGGAGCTTCTTCGTGAAGCATCCACAATGTCCTCAGGTGATGTCGAAGGTTTCGCATCAGTTGCTTTCCCAATCGTTCGCCGAGTATTCGGTGGATTGATTGCAAACGATCTCGTAAGCGTTCAGCCTATGAGTCTTCCAAGTGGTCTTATCTTCTTCTTGGATTTCACCGCAAATGAAGCACGTGGCGGTCTCGCTGCTGGCGATTCACTTTACGGTGGTAATGTTGTTGCTCGTCAGTTGACTGGCGGTGTTGATTTGGCACCTACTGATCAAACAGGCCCTGGTGGTTTTTACGATCTTGGTAATACTTACACGGCAGCAACCGGATCTAACACTGAAATTGCAGCAGGTGCTATCAGCAACCTTGTTTCTGCAAAGGTCTTTACTTCTCTTACGGAAGCGGACAAGAAGAATCTTCAATTTGATCCAGATCTTTTGGCTTTCTTGGAAGATGATGCTTCACAGCAAGTAGAGGTTGTAACGGTCTCTAGTCTTGACGAAGATTTACCAAGACTTAACAAGAATGCACTTGCAGGTATTAGAATTCTTGTTAACGGATCGAACGCACTAGCGAACAGTCCTGCTCTTATTCGTCGCCTGACTCGTTTGGATTCTAGTGGCAACCTTGTTCTTACTTTCGTAAAGGATGCTGCTGATCCGCTCAACGCAGGTGCAGCGATTGATGCAGGCGCACTGAGCTACCCACTGGCCGATCATTTCACTGGAACTGATCACGTTGGTGTCGTTAGAGGTGCTTCCGAGTGGGCTCTTGAAGGTGCAGGTGTCAACCAGGGTGCTGGTCCACAAATGCCAGGACAATTGGTCGATCAGGGAATTCCTGAGATTGACATCAGGGTTGACAGCATTGCTGTTACCGCAGTCACAAAGAAATTGAAAGCAAAGTGGACTCCTGAGTTAGGTCAGGACCTCAACGCTTACCACAACCTTGATGCAGAGGTTGAATTGACTGGTATTCTTTCAGAGCAGATTGCTCTTGAAATTGACCGTGAGATTCTTAGCGATCTTATTGTTGGTGCAAAGGCAGGTACTCGTTACTGGTCACGTGCTCCAGGACTTTTCGTTGACAGCAATGGTAACGAGTTGGGCGCTACTTCGGCATCGCCTGATTTCACTGGCACAGTTAGCGAGTGGTACGAGACTCTCATTGAGACAATCAATGACGTGAGCGCTCAGATCCACAGAAAGACACTTCGTGGTGGTGCAAACTTTGTTGTTTGTTCTCCAGAAGTTGCTAACATCCTTGAGTTCACAAGCGGTTTCCGTGCCAGCGTAACTGCTGACGCTGATCGTGGTGACATTGGTGCTGTAAAGACAGGTTCACTTAGCAAGAAGTTTGACGTCATGGTTGACCCATACTTCCCACGCAACGTGCTCCTCGTAGGTCGTAGAGGTAACTCTTTCCTTGAAAGTGGTTATGTTTACGCTCCATATGTACCGCTCCAGGTAACACCTACCATTTTCGGTACAGAGGACTTTGTACCACGTAAGGGTGTCATGACCCGTTACGCTAAGAAGATGGTTAGACCAGATATGTATGGTCTCGTTATCGTCCGTGGTCTCCTTGGTGAGGCAGGCGCTTAATAGAGTGTCCGGTAACTAAAAGATTCGCCCTGCCATAATATTGTGGTAGGGCGTTTTTTTTGTGTGAGTTTGATTTAGTTTAAACTATTTACATTATACAAAAGGTAAGGCGAAACGCCTTTTAAAATTTAAAGGAGAACATAATTATGAGTAAGATAGGAAGAGCATCAAGGAACGCATCCTTGTTGAGAGTCGAGTCACTCGACTTGACAGCAGATAAATCCATTGCTGCAGCAGAGTCGGGAGAGGTGTATATCACCACAGCCGATCCAGCAGCAAATAGGACACTTACATTGCCACCAGTAAAAGAGGGTGCATATGTAAAGGTTATAGTGGGGTTAACAATTACAACTGCGAATTTGATTATTAAAACCAACGGGAACGACTCTTTAATCGTCGGCGGCGTTTTGCATAGTGACACTGATGCCGCAAATACAATAGACGAAGCTCAGTTCGTTTTATCGGACTCCGAGGATATCCTCACGCTGATCGGTACTAATGACGGCACTCAAGTGGGTACTTGGGTAGAGTTCATATGTAATGGCACCAATTGGTATGTTAGTGGTGTAGTGGTATCTGACGAAGTACCAACTTTTACAAGCACTGATTAATAAGTAACTCGCCTTACTACAAGTCAAACCCCCTTCCATTTGGTTGGGGGTTTTTCTTTATTTAAAAACTATTTATGTTATAATCGTTTAGTTAAAGGAGTTTAAGATGGGTAAACGTAGAAAAAGATTAACAATGGCAAGATATGCCAAAAAGTATGCTACAAAGAGAGCAGCATTGGGATTTGACACAAGAAAGGTTG